CTCGTCGGCTAGTTTGGCGTAGGCGTCGGCCTTCTCTTGGATCTGCTTGTCCAGCGCCTCGAGCTCACCGCGCTGCTGCGTCTCAATGACGCCCATGATCTGCTCTCGCGCCTCTTTGGCGAGTCCTTCGGCCAGTGCGTTGCGCTTGTCGATCAGGCCCTTCAGGTCGGCCTCGGCCGACTTCATCGCATCGGAGCTGGCTTCGACCGCGTCGTCGGCCGCTTTGTGCGCCTCGAGCCACGCGCGGGCCGCTTCGCCGGCGGCGCCCTCGAGCTGCGCGAGCAACTCCTGGTAGTGTCGGTACGCCTGCTCGATCTGCTCCTCGGTGTATTGCCCTGAGCGCAGCATCTCCTCGTACGCCGCATTCGCGATGTCGGCCGCGTGCCGGATCTCGTCCTGGGACTGGAAGCCTTCGCCGTGGATGGCGTCGGTGATTTCCTGCTGGCGTTTCAGGACTTCGTTGATCTCCTCGAGGGCGCGCTTCGTGGCCTCCGCGCCCTGTTTTTCGGCCGCCCATAATTTCTGGATCGCGGCCTGGGCGTCCGCGGCGGTCTTCCCATTCGCCCGGTAGGCATCACCCACCTTGTTGATCATGTCCGCCGTCGACGCGAACTGGCTCTCGAAGTCGGCCACGATCGCGCGGCCCGCCTGTTCGGCCGGCGAGGGGCCGCCAAAGATGTCCTTGAGTTTCCCCCAGAGCGCCTTGAGGCCCTGCTCGGCGAGATCGAAGAGCTTGTTGAGAACCTTGCTGCCAATCTCCTCGAGGAACCCCGTGGCGATGCTCGTCAGGCCACCTTTGAAGAAGTTGCCGATGTCCTTGGCGACCGTCTTGAGGTCCAGGTGCGCGAGCGAGCGCAGCGAGTCGAAGAGGTCGCGCGCCTTGGGTGCGGCCTCCTTCGCGGCCTCGCCGATCTTCTCGATCCCCTGCGCCCCGCGCTGCCCGATCTCCTTTTCGACCGCCCGCGCGCGTTCGACTTCCTTGACGTAGGCGCGCAGTTTGTCGAGCCCGGGCAGTTCGCCCTGGGCGGGATTGAACGCCGGCGGTGGGGCCAGTGGGGCCGCCGAGGCGGCATTGAGCGCGATGATCCGCTTCTGCGTCTCCTCCTGGACCTTGAAGGCTTGGGTTAGCGCCTCGACCTGGACGCGCGTCAGGCCGTACATCGTGCCGAGCTTCTCGAGCGAGACGCCCTGGTCGCGGTAGTACTTGATCCCCTCGAGGACGGTGCCGTCGATCGTGTCCAGGACGGCGCCGACGCCCTGGGCGGTCAGCAGGACATCCTCGAGGTTGTCGTTGAAGACTTTGAGCGCCGCCGCGGCGCGCTCGGCCGCCTGCTCCGCGAACTGCTGGAACGCCTGGTGGAGCGCGTCGATCTCCTCGGCGCCCATCCGGAAGCCCTGCACCATCCCGATGGTGCTGTCCCGGACCACCTTGCCCATGAACAGGACCTGGCCGGTGAACTCCGCGGCTTTCTGCTTCGCCGTCTCGAGATCGATCGCGCCCGAGCCTGGGATGATGGTGCCGGGCGGCGGCCCTGTCGGCTTCGGCAGGACGCCGGCGAGTCTGATGAGTTCATCGGCCGCCAGGATCGCCGCGCCCGCGATCTCCCCGAGCACGTTGACCGCGCTCGTGCCAACGCTGCTCATCCGGTCGCCGAAGTCGTCGAGGGCCTTCACCGACGACTCGCTCATCTGGAACGTCGAGTCCTTCAGGCTGTCGACGTCGGCCTTGAGCGTGGGCAGGAGCTCGGCGCCGCTCTTCCCGAACAGCTGCATCGCGAGCGTCGTCTGTTGCGCCGGGTCCTTGATGCTCTGGATCGCTTTCGCGATGGCGAAGAACTGCTCGTCCGGGGAGAGGTCCTTGATGTCGTCCAGCCGGATCCCCAGCGCCGTGAGCGCCTCGAGCGCGGCCCCGTTGCCCGTGGTGATGTTCTTCTGGAACGTGTTGACAGCGCTGGCAACGTCGTCGAGCGTGTTGCCCGAGGCCCCCGCCACGGCCTGCAGGCGCTGCAGCGCCGTGATGCTGATGCCGGTCTTGTCCGCGAGTTTGGTGAGGCTGTCGGCGTAGTCCAGGGCGGCCTTCGCGGTCGCGGTGAGTGTGCCCACCACGCTGCCGATGCCCAGCGTGGCCGGCGTGAGCCCGATGCTGCTCAGCGCCCCGGTGACCTTGGTCAGGTTGCCGAAGAGTCCGCCGCTTCCCGTCGCGTCCGAGGTCTTCTTCAGCGCCTCCGCATTCAGCGAGAGGCGCTTCAACTCGTCGGACAGGTCGCGCATCGCCTGCGGCGCCGTCTTGCCGAGTGCGGTGTACTTCTCGATCGCTTTCTGCAGCAGGGTGTTGACCCGCTCCTGCTCGGCCGCGGTGAGCTTGTTCGCGCCGCCGACCTGCTGCACCGCCGCCACGTAGTTGTGCGCGGCCTGGATCAGCTTCTCGCCCCCGAGCGACCGGGCCATCTTCTCCGCGGCCGCTTGCGTGGCCTCGATCTGGTTGAGGCCCTGCTTCAGATTGGCCGAGAGCTCCTTGGTGTTGTCCGACCAGCGAATGGGGATCGTCGGCATTAGCGGAAGGCCTCATCGGCGGCTTTCGTCGCCGCGTCCAGCATTTCGCGCTTGTAGACGGCATCGACCGCATCCGCCGCCGGCCGCATGAACGGCCGCGCGCGCATGTAGACCGTGCCGTACTCCAGCCAGTTCGGGAGCATGTTCAGCGACACCTTCTGCGTATGCGTCCGCCCGGTGCGCGACGACTTGTGCAGCGCGATGCGCACGCGCGGCCGGTCCGTGCCGGGGATCACCAGGAACTGCTTCTTTTCCGGCTGCTCGAGGATGTGGATGTTCTCCTTGGTGTAGCCGGAGTCCACGGGCACGCGGGCCTTCGCGAGTTCCATCACCGTGCGCGACGCCCGCCACGCCACCGCGCGCAGCTTGGCCGTCACGGCGACCGGGAACTGGTCGATCGCCTGGCGCAGGGCCTTGAGGTCGTCAGCCACGCACCCTCGCCGGGGCAATGAGCCCGTTCACCGCCGCGCCAATGTCCGCGAAGCCGATCTCATCGATCACCTGCCCGATCTGCTCGACCGTCGTCCCCGGCGGTGCGCACGCCTGCAGGAACTGCCGCGTCACGCGCAGACTCCAGCGGTCGACGCCCGTGACCCCGATGGCCTGCATGATCTCGCCAAATGTCAGGCCCGTCTGTTCCTCGAGCGCGCAGATCGCGTTCGTGCCGAGCGGCCGCAGCGCCAGCGTGACGCCCGTCCGGCCCGTCAGCGTGATCGTGTCAGTCGATCCGTCGGTACTGACCATCGCTCCCCTTCTTCACCCGCTGCAGTCCGATGCCGTAGGAGGCGCTCATCGCATGCACCAGCGCGAACTGCTCCTGCGGCGTCTGGCGGCCCTTCGTCTTCGTGTCCGCGAGCAGCTTCCGCAGGTCCGGTAATTTCCGCCCGCCGTCTTTCGTCATCGACATAATCTCAACCCGCTGGATCTGCCAGGCGAGCACGAGGTCCCGCTCGTAGTCCTTCCGCAGGCGCTGCACCGCCGCCTGGTGTTCGGTCCACAGTTCCCGGAGCGACAGCCGCCAGAACCGCTTCGGGCTCAACCCGATCGTCAGTGCGTCCACGTAGAGGCGACGCCAGTCCGTCCGCGTTGAGCCCCGCGAGGGCGCGACGCACCCCCGGACTCCTCGATCGACTCGGTGTTCAGCAGGACCAGGTCGCGGAGCCGCGCGAGCACCGCGGCACGCCCGCCGGCCTCGTCGATGATCGCGCCGATCGTCGCGAGGCACGCGGGGTCGTCGGTGGCCACGTCGGGATGCTGGTCGCGCAGGGCCATCCAGAGCAGCAGGCGCGCGTCGCGGAAGCTGCCGCGGTTCACGCCGGCGATCACGTCGTCGGACGTGCGTCCGTCGGCAAACGCCTCGAGCTCGCAGCAGCTGTTGGTCGTGAGCCGGAGGACATAGCGCGTCCCGCCGGCCACGAGGGTCAGTTCGCCCCGTTCACGGTTCGCCATCGGGTCCCCCGACGGCTTAGCGCGAGTAGTACGACCGCGTCGGCGTGATCTCCAGCGTGAAGGGGATCTTCCCTTCCAGCGTGATCTCGCCGATCTCGTACTTGCTGACGAAGCCCACGAGCGGCAGCGCGATCGCTTCGCCGCCTTCCAGGCCGGCTTCATCCGGCAGGATGATCTGGAAGTTGTTGCGGGCCGCCGACAGCCGCAGGGCCTGGAGGTTGTGGCTCGCGTCGAATCCGTCGCCGCCGGCGATCAGGTGCGCGCCGTGGGCCGGGCGGAAGTTGCCCTCGAGCACGATCGGCCCGGAGTCGGAGATCGTCGGGATCTTCTCGCGGTGCCGGTCGGGGCTCCGGAGATGCGTCACGACGACGACGCCGGTCGTCATGCTGACCAGCGGGGCGATCCGGTTGACTTCCGGGACGGCCGCGAAGGTTTCCGGACTGGTGCCCTGGCCGACGTAGAACTCGGCGCCGTAGCCGATGAAGGCTTCCGAGGCGTAATAGGTATTCGTCACATCAGACATGTCTGCGCTCCTTCACCCACACCGTCCTGCCCTCGAATGCTTCAGGCGCGATACGTCACCTGATAGTCCTGGGACATCGTCAACACCCGGAGTTCGTCCGGGTCGTAGAGCCGCCGCCGATCGACGCGAAACGCGCCGAGCACTTCCACCGCCGGACTGCCGATCGTGCCCTTCCACCCGGAGAGGGCGCTGCCCGCGTCGTCGCCATGAATGGCGCTGGCCACCGTGTCGGCGAGCGCATAGGCATTCACGCCGGACACTTCGCGCGCGAAGGCATCCACCTGGATGCGCGCCCGCTTCATGGTCGACCCGCCGCGCAGGTGGTAGTCCTCCGGTTCGCTGATCTGCTGCACCCGCACGCACGGGTACGTCGGCGACTGCGGCAGCTTGTCGAGATAGACGCGGCTCGACACGAGCGCCGTCACCGCCGACAGGCTCAATAACCGATCGACAACCGCGTCCTCGACCGTCACGCGTCGGACCCCGCATCGGTGGAGGCGAGCGTGAAGAGCGCGATCCCTTCCTGCCGCCCGAGTTCGACCGCCTGCACGATGTCGTAGACCCGGCCGCGATAGAGCAGCCGACGCGTCTTCGGCACGTCGAG